CATTGTAGCAATTAGCTGCTGCATCTTAAGACGAATAAGAACCATTTGCCTTATTGGCCCAAGCGCTCTCTCAATCATTGACGGGATTAGAGAACCTGTTGCGTTAGGGCTGATGACTGAATAAGAGAAAAATACGTCAACTCCGTTTTGGTAAGGCCTAATTTGATTAGGACTAATTTCCCACTTCAGCATAATGTCGGTGTCGCATACCCAAATTCCTTGGTATATGTTCATCCGCTTTGTCTCAATAACCTCTCCAACAATCTCTTGTCCTTTAGGCGCTACTGGCTTTCCTTGTTTTGGAACAACCAGCATATTCCCAAACTTGTTTTCAGTCTTTACCGAGTATTCTACGTCTACGCTTTTAACTTCAAAGTCAAAGATTAGAACAGAGTAGTCGTCATAAGGACGAATATCTGTATACTTGTATGAGTCCTTCCAATACAGATTCTCGCTTCTTTTTAGTTCTCTTGAGGCCTTTTGAGCCAATTTGAACAAAGTTTCTTCGTCTACATTGTACTTACGCCTAAGTACAGAAATCTTCATTGGGTAGACCTCTCCTACGTATGAAATATCTCTACCGCTGTCAGACTCAAACACGTTATAAATCATGTTGTCTGGCTTCGGTATGCTGATTTTTATGTTGTCATTCGGGTCGTAACTAAGTTTAGTCCAAGCAAAGTTGGTGTCAATCAAATCCCTTAGAATCTTGCGCTTCATTACGGGATAGTCGTTATTGTCAAATACTTTCTTAATACGCTGCTCAAACAATATTTCTTCTGGAAGCCTGTACTCTAAATCAAAATACAGGGCCAAATCGTCTTCGTCTTCTGGAATATACTTCTGTGTTTCAATCTTTTCGCCCATCTCCGCCTCAATCTGCATGATTTTTTCCTTATTTTCCATGCGGAACTTAGCCTCTTGCTTCTCCTCTTCCTTAGCGCTGGTGCTCATGTCGTCAACAGCTGTAACGGAAGGAACCTCTTTCCTATTCATAAATCCACCAAGAAGTATTTCTACAAACTTAGGGGCAATCTTAATTGGTGTCCAGTCAAGATTAATATATGACTGATTCCCCTCAATACGCATCAAGTCCATGAACTCCTTCATGCTATTTGTACCATAGCTGAAGTCTCTGTTTGCTCTCCATTGCCTATAGCGCTTCCCATAATACCCATCGGTATTCCTGTCAGCTGAATTAAATATACCTTGCGCTACCTTTAATCCGTACTCCATCCTTCTTTTCTTTGAAGGAGCGTCCATAGACATACTAAGGAGTTCATCCATACTTGAGAACTGCATATTATTCCGTTTATTACGACAAATATAGTTTATTTAGCCGACTATAGCTTTACTGGAGTGGGATTGCCGCTCCATTTCTCAACTAGTCTCATGTATACGTCGTCTACAAAGAATCCAGCAGTCTTCTTTTTCTCAATCCATCCAAGCAGGTACTTAACTCTCATGTCCCTGTCTTTTGGCATAACCTTGTAGCCTCCGTCCCAGAATGGACGCATCATCAGCTTGTATGCCTGAGACCGCCTTTCTCTTTCAGCCTCTGTATATTTGACTGGATTGTTTCTTATGGATGTCTTCCTTGGAACTTTCTTGTTCTTTATGTAAAAGTCCAAGTCTTGTCTGTATGCTGCGTATATTGAGTTGACTACACTCTTGCCTTTGTCCGTAATAGCGTAGTATTGTCTTTGTAGTTTAACTATTCTCCCATCCAGAACTAAATGCTCCAGCTCCATTTTGGTTATTTTAGAATAACCTATTTTATTCAAGAACCTTGAAAGGTACTCTTCCCTGCACATATTGGTACTTGACATAAAAGAAAGTGCCATGTATTGCTTTTCGCTGTACCCAAAAGCTTTTCTTGCCTTTCTTGCTACCCTTAAACCATTCGTAAACATAAATATGGTAGTGTCCGGGTCTTTAGTCATTCTGTGAATACGGGAAATATACTCGTCTCTTTTGGCCAGAAGCTTCTTAAGATTGTCAACAACAGGCTTATACTGGTCTTTTATTTTGTCAACAAGAGCGCTGGTGTCTATGGTAAACTTTAAGTCTAACCCCTTGTGGCTTATTTTTCTTCCTACACTCATTTCTTATTGCCTTTAGCGAGTAATTCAATAAGTGGTATTCCTTTCTTTTCAGCCTCTCTTGCCTCTTCTTCCGACATTTTCATGTAATTATTCCTTAACCAAGCAGCTGATTCTACCATGTCTTTTACCGAACCTGTTACCTTCTGGAACCTGTCAAAAGACTTGTCATCGCTTTTGAAGTCAAGAGTAAAGCCATTCATGGAGGAAGCCAGCTCGTTCATTTTACGATTTAGGGAAAAGTATAGCGCATGCATACCATCCTGCTTGTACAGAAGAATCTCCTGCTCAAGCTGTTTTATTTTGTCTTCCATGTTAGTTGAATATTCCAAGGATGTCATCAGCGGCTATTCTGATAGCCCTACACTCCCTGTTGTTGTGATGGTAAACCATTTCATAGTCGGAGTACTTATACGCTAGTATTGTGTCCCCTGCTGCTACGTCAGCATAGTCTTCTGGTACTGCAAGAATCTTGAACTTGTGTTGCTCAGTCCTGTCCTCGTACTCAAATTGAGAAACTTTCTCCTTTACAATTCTCTCTCCTATAAGATTTCTGAATAGCGGAATCAGCGTTCCGTCTTCTTGTATTTTGGCGTAAACCAGTCCGTCTGCTGGTATGCCCATGTAAACGTACCCGTCTTCTTTCTTAATATGGGTAGCCTCGTTTGTAACAATATTGTGGTGCAGGATTATTTTGTCTCCTACAGAAACTCCAGTTACCTCATCCCCAACGCTGATGATTTCACATACGTTAGGGTAGACTTCTCTGTTGTTCTCTCCGAACTTTCTCCCTAAATAAATGCTGATTGTACTGCCGTCTGGCATTTGAATTTCATGCGATTCCTTCTGTTCCGGGTTCGCTTTGACAATTAGATGTTTGCGTTTTGCTCTCATGGTTTGTGTATTGTAATTCTAAAATAAGTTCAAGGTAGTGAATAGCTTTCTTTATGTCTTCTGCTCCATTCTTGTCCTTATGCCTACATAAGTACTTCAGCACATTGCCTTGAAAGTAATCAAGGTTGTTTGCGCTGATGAACTCTATAGGCTGGATTGCATATTTTTTATAATGCTCTCCTCCGGTTTGTGTGTTTAGTGCGCTCACTTTAATTTAGCAACAGGTTTAACTACAAATTGTTTTCCAACAATCAGTTCTCCCTTTTGCGTCCTGTCTTTAGGCCTTGGTACAATTGTGTTGTACTCAATAGGCTTTTTCATTTTTATTTTTGCCATACATTTTCATTTTAGCAACCGCAATAGCGAATGCAGCTTTTTTAAGTTCTTCTTCTTTCTTTTCTGTCTCTTCCTCAAACTTATTAAGTCCGACTTCTTCTTCAGCTGATTCAATGCAGTCCATCATTTCTTCATGATGTTCATACATTTTCTCCAGCTTTTTATTTAGCCTAATCTTTGCCATTATTTCTTTTTGTTTTCCATTTTTTTTAATGCCTTGTCTTTGCCTTCAGAAAATCCTTCATTAAATCTATCGTCAAGTCCTACTACCCTAGGCCCATATTCATATTTCCCTCCCATAGTCTTTTTGCCCAATGGGTTTGTTTCTGCCCTAAATAATCCACGACTAAATCCTTCTCTGTATGAGGCGCTATCTTTTGAAGACGGCTTTCCTGTAGTCTTATCTCCCATTTTGTTCATATAACTATATGAAGGGCCAACTTCTTTTACAATTGGCTTTTTAACAGATGTGTTGTCTGCTTTTGCTGCTGTCTTCTTTAATTTAATCTTTGCCATTATTTATTGCTTTCTTGTAAACAAATACTACAAAATCCTTCTGCGTCTAATTCTATGATGTGTATTGGACACATTACCTATACTTTTTAGTTATGTCAGCTACCGACTTAGGCTGTGCAACAAACTGCTTTCCTTCTTTACCCCCTTTGGCCTTTGCTCTATTGGTAGCAGCTTTTTGAGCCGCTGATAGTGCAGACCATGCCTTACCGGGCAAGTACCTTCTTTTGCCCTCCGAAGGCTTTCCGGAAGATGTTTTCCAGTCCTGCTTACTCCACTTTGACAGTTTATTAGACTCGCTCTTCTCTCCTTTGTAACCTCCGCCATTCTTCTTATATATTGAAACCGCTAACTGCATTGCCCTAGCAGAATGTTTACCGCCCATTCTGCTTTTAGCTTCCTGTTTAGCTGATTCCCACAATGCAGGCTTAGTTTTAACGGCTACGCTCACTTTTTCTTCATTGAGAATACGCCCACAATTCTTTTTGCTTCAGTTGGCTTGTCCAGTTTTTTCTGGGCAGCTGACTTCTCGTATTGCTTTACCATCATTACTGGAGTCATGTCCTTGCCCGTATATTTAGGCTTCATTCCTTTATTCAGCTCCTTATTCTCTCTCAAGAGTTTTGCCCTCTGAATTACAGCTTGCAATTCTTCTTTCTTAGTCATAGGAGTTTTCAGCTTAGTCAAAGACTTCGCCATTCCAACTTCAGCTTCTGTTAATTTTCTTTTTTCTTGTGGCATGTTATTTCTTTTTTTTAGGTAAAACTCCTTTAGCTATTAATACGTCTTTTTTAGTAACCTTTCCATCTCCACTCATATCTGGAAACTTTTCTGTTTTACTCTTCTTTAGTTTAATTTTTTTCATTTTCTGTCGTGTTTATTTTTTGACTTCTTAGCTTTCCCCTTTTTCCGCTTTCCGAAGTTAACCTTATTTGCTGAACCAGTAGCCTTTGCCATTCTTTATTTTTTAGCAATAGATTTAGTATTCTGTTCGCTCTTCGCTTTATCGTATCCGCCTCTACCATATTTTTTGTAAAGCGCAATTCTTTCGTTTGTTGTCATATCAAGAATCCCCTCCCTTTTTTCTTGATTTTTGTCAGCGGCAGTCTTCCCCAATGTCTTTTCTGTTGCGTAATCCAATGCTCCAGACATTGCCTTGCCAGCAAATGGTTGGCCTAGCCCAATAACCCCTTGATTCATCCTCTTCCTATCCCCCTTAACAGCGCCAACAACAATATCCTTTGTGTCTAAATAGGTTTCATACCCTGGAACAAATTGGCTTGCCGTTTCAATAAAAGTCCTTCCTTCTTTGTCTTTTTTTAAAAGCCTATTTGAAGTATTTTTTTTATCAGCGGCTGATAGTTTTTTAACTTTTATTCTAGCCATTACTCAATCTTTGTTATTTTAAATTCTAGCCTAGGATTCTTCTTGTCTACGAACTTTCTAGCTACAATCTTCATGCAATACCTGTCGTTGTCTATTGCTTCCACTTTCTGTAGGCAGTCTAGGAAAACCTTAAACATGCCATCCAAGTCACTCCTGTTGCTCCGAAAGTAAACATCTACCTCCACCTCAAAGTTACCTAAAATTTTATTATGTCTTTTATATTGTAGGGCAAAGTTGCTTTCATACTCCTTCAGCTCCTTGGTTTTGGCCAGCGAACCGTGTCCCCTGATGCTGATAATCCTATACCCGTTGCTTTTACTGGGTACCTGCCCGTATATTATTGTCATATTAAACTCATGCATTTACTTATACCTAAAAAAATAAACACATTTGTTTATTGTAGCGCCGTCCCGAATCGAACGGGAGTAACCGAGCTATGAACCCAGCCTTTACCTTTAAGTTACAGCGCTGATGTGTTATAAAAAGTACTTTATGCGTTCTTTAATGCCCATTTAGCTCCCATTATAAAAGCATCTTCCATACCGCTTCCAAACCCCCACATTTTGTCGCACTCCGCTATGGCAGTATTCTCAATATAGTCCTCAAGCATGTACTCTGCCTGTGCCACATACTCATCAGCATCGTTTACATGTCCAAGTTTAGCATCTTCGTAACCTTGATTATAAGCTCTTTTTAGCATATTATATTATTTATGTCAGGTTGACTTTTGGCTAAATATAAAAATTTATAATCAGCCAAATGTATCTTGTAGCTGGTACGGAATTGAACCGTAATCTCCCTTTCAACCATAGGGTGCTCTACCATTGAGCTACTCAGCTGATGTTGGAATCGAGTACCCAACCCGTGACATACCGTCACACTACCCGTCAAGGAGGGTAATCCCCTACGGGCCTTGCAGCTTCTATTTTACCCATACTGCAATAGCTCATAAAGCCTGTTCTGTGACGCTACTGTCGTAATTTTCCATCATCTCACCTATCCTTTTACACTTCTCAAACTCCCTATATGCTGAACCTTTGTGCTTAGTCATGTACGCTTCCTTGAAACCCTCTAGTCTGTCTAGTGTACCCCTTAAAACAAACTCGCTGATTCCTATACTTACATCAGCTCTGTGTACGTCACAATAAGAGAATGTCACAGAATCGTGTACCCTAATAGAATTTTCAGCTGGATTAGCACAAATATAGCATGTCATAGCTCTAATTGTTTTATTATTACTATATTTTTTGGGTAGTTGCCAACGGTTTCATCCAAGCTGTGCTTTGTTCCACATTCACATTCCCAAGGCTTTTTTGAAATCATAAAATCGTACCTGTCGTTAGCCATGTTCAAATAATCGCACTCAATTACCCTTTCAATCAGCTTGTCTCCTACTATAATCTCTATTGTGTACTTCATAACTTATTACTAGCTTTTACTCTGTTGCCATTAAAAAATATATTTGGGTCAAACCAAAACTCAATATTAGAGCCAAGTTTCTTACATAAAATCTTCCTATCTAATAACTCTATAACCCCATCGTAAAACGAACTTTTGCTGATGTTGCAGTATAGCATGACATCTGGGCCATTGAGAACTACTATTTCAGAAAAAGGCTTAACGTTAGCAATAGAGTACAATAGAATCTTCAGCGATGCTGTGCCAAGAGAACATAGCTGATGTATTGATTCTTGGAATAGCTTAGTATACACTAGAGCGTCATGAGTTACAATCTTATTCTTCGCAATCCTCTTTATTACGAACATCTCGCCTGTGTCAAGATTAGTCGTAATCTCTTCGTTTTCACGTGGAGCAAATGCCCTTTCCTCAATCTTCATGTACTTATACGGACTAGTCAAATACGCCTCATGTTTCATGTAGCAAATATACTGCTTTTCCAGTATTATCCAATTTTTTTCCAGTATTTCGGAATACTATTATTGATTATCAGCATGTTATGGAGTTTCTTTCTTATAATTATTAAGCATGTCAACACATAATAAACGCTGATTATTGAGTGTATTCTAATTTCATACAAAACGATTCTAACCCTGTAGAATGATTAGTTATGATTATCAACGAGTTATAGCGTTTCTATATTAGTATATATTACATCTATACAATTGTATTTATATGCTGATGAATATAGGTAGTGTGTAGGTATGTAAATTGTATGCTCTGACGTATAAATGTGGTAGATAAATTTGTAATAGTGGTACTCCC